AAGTTATCATTACTACCAGATGTTATTGGAACAATTCTTTCTTTTCCAATCAATGCATTTCTAACAACTCCTTTTGCTAAACTTAATCCGCCACCTATTACTCTTTTAGAGGCCTGCTGCGGTGTTCCTGTTCCGGTATCTTTTAAGTATCTACCAAATAAAGTACCAGCTGCATCTTTTCTGATTTCAGCTAATGTTTCTGGCTTTCTAGGTGCCGCTTCTAAAAATTTTGGGTTTGCTCTTAACGATGATGGGTAAATTGTTCGAGGTATCCCTAAAAAACGATTTACCTTTCCAAGGAATCCACTATTACCCTCTATTTTATTTGCGTTATCTAATATAGAAACTAAGTTTGCATTAGCTTCGCTTGTCTTAGCCGCTTTCATACCATCAACTACATCCGTTGATTGGTTAGTTATTCTAATTAAATCAGTTCCGTAAAGTGCAGTTTGATTTACAAATGTTCTAACTCTGTTACCATTTGTTTCCTGCTCAAATGCGGTTTCTCTTAATGGGTCACCCGTTCCTAATATTCTAGTAAAGAAAGCACCTACCTTATTATTTCTATCAATAAGAAATTGACCTTCCTGAGGTGTTCCACTCGTAGGTTTATCTTGAGGTATTTGTTTAGATACCGGTTTACTTTCAAAAAGTTCTAATATTGATTTTCCCATATTAAGAAGTTACTGGGTTTTTAGCCGCTGTTGAAGCAACTTGTGCAGTAACCAATCTACCATCCATATAAACTGCAACCTTTCCTGATGCTAAATCAGTTCTTAATCCTCTTATCTCTGTTATCATTGAATTCACTAATCCTGCTATTGCACCACCGCCACCATTTGCACCTGCTACCGCAACTCCTCCTCCACCATTCATCGCATCAACCGCTCCAGGAGCAGCAACTAAATCATCATTTGGTGATAGTTCAAATAGTCCACCTTCTTTTGTTGATATTCGAGTCTTACCATCAGCAGGACTCATAACATCACCAGCTTCCGAAAACATAGATTTTCCTACTGCCATTGCACCAACCGCTGCCGCAATTGCCGCAGGAATAGCGAATGGCCCTAAAAATGAGAAGAACCCAATTGCACCCTGAAACATTTTTAATCCAACCATTGCAATTTGTTTACCAAATTCTAATGCGTATTGACCTACTTTGACTGCACCAGCTGCTATAGTTTGAAGAGTTAACCCTAATTCAAGCTTTTTAAACGCGGCTATTATACCTGCCCAAACTGATGTTGCTTTTGTTTGAATAGCCAAATAAGTTGTACTTATTACACCATTTGCCATACTAATATCTATAGCCGCCCATATAGCAGCCAATGCGGTGGTAATACCAATGTTATCTCTTATAAGACCGGTTAGCCACTGCATTCCCTGAACCGCCCAAGTTACAGGCATAAATGCGTATTTCAAAACTACACCCAATCCTTTAAATGCAGGAACTAATACGGCACTCACTACATTAACTATTGAATCCAATATACCTAACATAGCAGTTCCTACTGGAAGAAACATATCCATAAATGCAGTTCCTATTGCTGATAATCTATTTCCTATTTTTCCCATAGTATCTTGCATACTCTCTTGAGATTTCATTCTTTTCGTCTGTGATTCTAATTCCTCATCACTTACTTTAGTTATATCTTGACCAGCATCTATCAATGCATTTGCTGCCGCTAATCTATCTTTATCTAAACTACCAAATTGTTTTCTAATTCTTTGTTGATTTATCAAAGAATCCATTTCCATTCCGGTTGCTTCGGTTATTTGTCTTTTAGTAATTGCATCTAATTGACTAAGGTCTCCCATCTGCTCTAACTGCTTAACCATTTCTTGCTGAGCTCCTAATGTATCTCCAGCAAATGCCAAATCTCTAGCTTTAGCAAAATTTATATCCTTTCCAACTAAAGCACTTAACTCTAGTTCTTTTGTTATACTATCTTCGAAATCTAAAAGTTTCTCCGATACGGCAGCTGCTTCTTTCATAGAAGTTCCTAATTTAGCAGCATTTACCGCCGCTTTAGCAATTTCTTTAACACTACCTCTGTTATAGGTCATTATATCCTTGCTATTCTGAGATATATCTTTGATTACAGTATCAGGTGCTACTTGAGCCAAATTAGCCATCTCAACAACTGAACCCGCTAAATATTGAGCCTGTTGTTCGGATAACCCTCCCATATTTTGAAATAGTTTGTTAACCCCAGCTACTTCCGCACCAAATACTCCAAATTGCTTTGACATCATTGCAACAGACATTGCAGTTGATTCAGCCGGTATTGATAAATCCGAGAATTCATTTGTGAAATCCGACATCGCTTTACTCATTTCAGATGCAGTTACACCAATATCTAACATACCCATTTGAGCATGATGTATAGTAGATTCTATATCATGTAAGTTAACTCCTGCTAAACCTGTTTGAACTTTAAAATCTGTAGCCGCTCCTTCTAATTCATGCATTCTAGCAAATCCAATTGCTATAGCCAATCCTATTGCAGCTATAGCTAATGTGACGGGATTAATAGCAGCTCCTAATGCGGCAAATGATTGAGTCCCTGCCATTTTTAATGCCTGAAATCCTGTCTTACCTTCTGCTAATGCTTTACCAAAGTTAACTTTAAATGCTCCAGCTGCTTCTGTTATATTATGCTGTAATTCATGAACTGGACCTTCTGCTATTTTTGATAACATACCACCTAATAAAGGAATATCCTTTAAATGATGTTCAAACCCGGTAAGCATACCATTTATACTACTTGCTACTTCATCAGATGCATCACCTACCGCTTTAGTAGCACTTATACGTTTATTTAATAAACTAAGTGTATCAATTTGAAGTTGCATCTGAGCACTTAAATCGGAATATATACCAAACCCAGTATCTTTATATTTACCTTCTAAAAAATTTCTTTCTTTTTTATATTTGTTTATCTGAGTTACCAATGATTTTTGGTCGGATAATCCATCTGTACCCTCTCTTAATTGGTCAATATGTTTTTTGCCAACAGGTGTTAAGTTTGCATAGCTTTTCGCATAGATATCCATTTGCTTCTGCATACCAGCTATAGAAGAACTACTAACTTTTAGAAGGTCTTGATATTCCTTCTCTAAGTCATTTCTATGTTCTGCTCCACCATTATCGTGCCCCTGTCCACTCATTTAACAATATAATTTATTATAGACCAACTAACTTTTTAATCTCAGGTGCCACTTCTATTCCTCTTTTTTCTACATCAGCTATACTTGCCTTAAGAGTATCCATAGCTTTATCAGCTGCGGCAAGTTTACCCATAATAGTACTATCTCCTTTAATCTTATTAGTAAGATATTTGTTAAAAAACCACTTAACGATACCTTCGTTCATACCCTTATGTTTAGTAAGAACTTCGGTTAATTTAGCTTTTTCTTCTTTTGTTACTTTTAATTTCATTTTGAAGTATGTTTATACTCTTATAAATATCATTATAAAAAAAATGAGAGTTATCTATTAACTCTCACTTTTGATGGTGTCTTTGGGCTACCTGCTGAATTTGATTGTTTTTTCATACTATCATTTTCAGTTTTTTTAGCATCCGCTAATTTCTTATAATAAAAATTCCTCAAATGAACCGGAAGTTTATAAACCTCCGATTGATTAAATCCATTCCCATAATAACATAATTCAAATATTTGATTATGTAATTGAACAGAATAATTAGAGGGAAGGGTAAAAAAACCCTACGCCCATTGGAATCGGGCGTACCTCCTTTTCTCCTGTCTCAGGGTCTTCGTATTCATATTCCATAACTACATCTGGAGAGATTTCTTTAATAAACTCTCTCATTGCTCTAGTATCTCTAGTTATAAATCTATTATTGATAAAATCTGTTATGGTTTTCATATCTTCTTTACCATCTACAGATTGAATCATATAACGATAACGAGTTGTCAATTCTGCACTAACTCCTCCTTTATTAAACTTAGATAATGCTTTAATATCCGCATCTATCTTACCCTCATCACCATGTGTTAATAGTTTAATAACTAATTTATTACCAGATGGGGTTGTGAACTCATATCTGTTATCTCTTTTTAATTTAGTAGAATCGATATCCTTTGTTCTGATAGAGGTTAAATCTATACTAACCGTCTCTCTATCATCACCATTACCATATGTTTCAACTTCATATTTAGGTCCATATGCTAATATACGAGTAGCTAACATAATTGCATTCTTATCTCCGATTAATATATCATCGATATTAATACTTTTCTCAACTATGATGGATTCGAATAACTTATCCAAAACAACTCCTTTTTTGATAAGGTTTTGAGATGAAAGAATTTCTTCCTCCTTAGCCGTCATATATTTAATTTCTACTGTACCCTTTGATAATGGGTTTGATTCTGGGTATGCTTTACCCTCTGATGGGAGTGTTATAACCTCCGTTGGAAAATCGTAATTGCTTTCTGCCATAATAATAACGTATTGTTTGTATATAAATATATATATCACAAATTTTCAAAACAAAAAAAGGGGATAACATTTCTGTTTCCCCTTTAATATTATATTTAGTGATTAGAATTCTAAGATTGCGTAATCGTAAGTCAAAGTGATTTCGATTGTTGCAGGGTCTGTAGCATTACTCCAATCTAACTCACCGAAGTTCGCTTGTTGGATATATGCACCCTTTAGTTTCCATTGCTCAATCTTGTCTCCTACTGGACCTAACATATAGAAATCCACATCCTTCTTATAGAATTCTGCGTATCCATCTCTACCTGTTAACGATTCATGTGAAGTTCTAATCCACTCCATTACCGCTTGTGCTCCAGAAGGAACAATTGGGTCGTAAAGTGTCATAGATAAATCTTGCCAATCACCTTTACCTTTTAACTTTCTTTTGATGTTAATATGGTCTAACACTACAGTTTCAAACTGAATTGTAGGTCTGTTAGCCACTTTTACTAAGTATGAAGGAATACCATCTATCTCTACGATGAATCTGTTTTTCATCTTAGGTTCGAAATTGGTATAAAACATTTCGTTAAATTCTAATACTTCTGCCATTTTTTATTTCTTTTATATAAATATCAGTTATCGAAATTATACACTAAATGATGCCCCTGTTGGTAAGATGTTGAAATCAATTACGATGAATTCAGCTGTCTTAGCAGGTTGTAAAAACACAGAACCTTGTAATATGTTTCTGTCGATTACATCTGGTGTATTATTTGTCTCGTCCATAACCACTCTAAATGCGTAAATCCCTTGTCTTTGTTGAACTGCTTCTAAGTAAGGGTTTACAGTATTTAAGAATTTACTTCTTGTTTGTGCCGTATTTTGTTCGAACACTAAGAATCTTGAAGTAGATGCAACAAACTTCTTTAAGTTAATTAACAATCTTCTTACGTTGATTCTATCTAATGCAGATGCTTTATCTTGTAAAGT